CACATTAGATCATTTCAATGATGGTAAGACTCAGTTTCCACAGGGTGGAATGGGTAGAAAGGATCATCAACTATACCTAGAGATATGTGATCAGACTATGACTATGCAAGTCAACCAGTCTGTGGGTATGGCATTTGAAATGTATGTAAAGAAGTACTCAGGTTTAGTAGATGCATCTGACCCTGTATCATCATGGACATGTAAGTTACAACGAACAGATCCTGGTGGTGGGTATCATGTATGGCATTGTGAGAATGGTAATTTCTTATACAGAGATAGAGTCCTAACATGGATGATATATCTAAATGATATTCCTTTAGAGAATGGTGGAGCAACAGATTTCTATCATCAAGAGATATCTTTCCAACCAAAGAAAGGTACAGTAGTATTGTGGCCAGCAGCATATACTCACATGCATCGTGGTGCATTTCTAACAGGTGAAATGTCAAAATATATTGCAACAGGTTGGTTCATAAGAGAACCTGGTAACGTAACAGAGAAGACACTGAGTCAAGCAGCACAGCAAAAATGATATTCTATACGTGCATTACGAACGGTTATGATACCGTTCCTGACGTATATTATGATAAAGATTGTCAGTATATTTGTTTCCATGATGGATCCATAGAGACTACTAAACCACTATGGAAATATATCAAGATAGATGTAGAAGAAGAGTGTCCAGTCAGAAGATCATATCATCCTAAACATTGTCCTCATTTATATTTTGATGAGGGTGAGTATGTTGTATGGGTTGACGCTGCATATAATATCACACAAGAACTTGTAGAGTTCTCTAAAGAATATGAAGGTGACTTTATGTTACCAATACATCCTGATAAGAGATCATTGACTGCTGAGTTTAATAAACTACATGCTTATGGATTCTCTACCAAAGATGAGATCATAGACATGGCACGTCTCATGCAGAGTAGAGGATATGATCCTAAAGACTACGATCAAACTATAAACTGTGTGATATGGAGGAGACTTACACCAGAGGTTATTGAATGGGGTAAGGTATGGAGAGAATGGTATATGGGTGGAGTGAATAGAGATCAAGTCTCTAGTTCAATGGCAGAGTATCTTGTAGTCAAGGCAGATAGAAACCCTACACCCATGGTGGATCTATCAAAACCAAATAGAATCAAACCATACAATCATTCATTTTGTATAGACAAACCAACTAATAGATCTATTGTAGACTTACAGACAGAGTTGAATGAGATTTTCAACTTCAAAGATATAGCAAGTATCATGATAAAATCTACAACAGATTCATTACCGTTTGAATTTGGATCTGATATTGATACACAACTAATAGTATTCACATGTATTACTAATAACTATGATGTATTCCCTAAGGAATCATACTACGATCCTAATGTAAAGTATGTCTGCTTCCATGATGGCACTATTGATACTACAGTAAAACCATGGATATATGTTGAATTAGATTTAGATATAGAAGATCCAAGAGACTTTGCATTCTATGTCAAAGCAAATGCACATGAGTTCTTTCCAGAAAATTCTTACACAGTATGGATAGATGGTTGTTTTGTATTGACTGAGTTGTTTATAGAGAGAAGTATGAAATCATTTCCATTCTCTGTACTAAAACATGGAGGTAAATTCTCTTTACTTGATGAGATTATAGAAGGATATACATGTGCATTCTTCTCAGAGGAAACCCTCATGAATTTTATAAATGATTTGAATACTAATGGATATAATTTTAATTACTATTCCAGTCCACAATGCACAATAGTGTGGAGAAAATTGACGGAAGATATAAAAACATTCAATGAGAGATGGTATTATTGGGGAGAGAAAATAAATCGTGACAATATACCTTTTGATGCTGCCATACAAGACACTGGAATAGAACCACTCTTCTATGGTGATAGAAATCGATCTGGTATCAAATTAGGATTCTTCAATAAGATAGGAAGGAGAGGTAAACATCCACAACATGGTGACAAGAAACAATACCTTAGACTACAAGAATTATTGTTAAAGTTATACAAGATTACTGGACTGAACTATAAAATACATGCTAGGTATAAACACCATGATTTTTACATGAAATATTTTAATATTATATGAAATATTATACTGCGATTACTAATTCTTATTTTCAATTACCACCCAATAAAAGTGGTGAGCATTTTATATGTTATCACGATGGCACTGTAGAAGAGCAAGAAGGTTGGGAACTAAGATACATTCCATATCAACATGATGATCCAGTAAGACTATCACGTTATCCAAAAATTTTATGTCCCATAGATGGCAAGAGTGTTTACATTGACGCATCTAAATTACATACAATAAATGATAAATTTTTTGAAGTGAGTGAGTACATACTCAATAAACATAATTTTTTTCTCATGCAACATCCTCACAAGTATTCATACTTAGAAGAATGTGCTGAGTATATTCATAGAGGTTTTGTAAATTCATTTGAGATAATAAATTTTACGAAGGAGGTGAAGCAAGAAACTGAGTTTGATTTTTCTAAATTCTTTTCACCGTTAGGTACAGTTCTATGGAGAAACTCTACTGATTGGTTGCCTAATATGTTATGGTGGAAGTGGTATATGAGATGTGGAAGAAGGGATCAAGTATCTTTATCAGTAGCATTACAAACATCAGGAGTGGAATATGGGTGGGCACCTTGTAGAACTCATGTTGATAAATGGTCTGATGCAAACCCTACAGATGGTGTATGGTGGAAGAATATAGGTGGTAGATATGGTGGAAAAGTTATTGACCCTACTGATACTGTGGAAAAATTATCAAAGATAACTAATCTTAGTATGAAGATGAGATACCGTGCTGCTATTATCAAAGAGACTGGACAATGGTTGTTTGGTGATAGGTCAGGTTATTGGAAAAGAAATGATCCTAAGTTGAAGGTGGTAAATGGATTCTAGGATAGTAATATACAGTTGCATAACGAATGGGTATGATGAGATACCTGATGAGCATTATTATGATCCTGATATCAAGTATGTTATGTTCACTGACAATACTGTGAAGAGGAAAGGACCTTGGGAGTTTAGAGAGATACCATGTGATCACCCATGTCATAGGAGAAGGTCAGCATATGTTAAGATCAATCCTCATAAAGTATTTCCTTATGGTACTAAGACTGTATGGTTAGATGGTTGCTATGTAATGACACCTAAGTTTGTAGATAACTGTAAGAAGTATCTGGAGCATAGGTTTACTATCATGAGACACTGTGAGAAGTTCAATTACTATGAGGAAATACTTGAAAGTTTCTTACCATCAATGTGTACTTTTGATGAGGCGATAGAGATATCAAAAACTATAAGGGACGTGGGATATAACTTCAAGGAGTATTGTAGTCCTGTATTAGCATCTATATGGAGAGTATTAGATCAGGACATGTATACCTTCGGTGATTTGTGGTGGAAGTATTCTCTCATAGGAACCAACAGAGATCAAATATCATTTGACACAGCAAGGCAGTTGACTAAGACAGAACTACAGATCATAGAGAATGCATGGATAAAAAAGGAAGCATACGTTGATGAGAATAATATCAAAAGACATAAGCACCTAGCAGGAGAGGTAGGTATAGTCTTTGGGTATCAGGGTAAGAAGTATAGAAGGAAACTTCATCCACAGAATGGACACAAGCAACAATGGAGACAGAAGAGAGAGTTATTGAACGCACTCCGTCCTATCACTGGGTTGCATCCAATCATTGCTCGCTTCAACTTTGATGAGTTTGTAGATAGAAATGTTCTTTGTCCTCAACTACCTATACAGAGTTGACATACCCGTAACATTTTGTTATAATAAATAACACAGGTGATGATTTCCTCACCATCTTGCTCCCCTCAAACCAAGACCTATAGGGAGAATAAATCAAGTCTTTTTATACCCTTCATATATCGCACTCATTTTCAAATGACAACTATTACACGTAAGCGTGGTGGTTTGCTATCTGGATGGGACGAGTTTTGTGAGTGGGTAACATCCACTGACAATCGCATTTATGTAGGTTGGTTCGGAACTCTTATGATTCCTTGCTTACTTGCTGCTACTGCTTGTTTCATCGTAGCATTCATCGCTGCACCTCCTGTCGACATCGACGGAATCAGAGAACCAGTTGCTGGATCTCTACTCTTTGGTAACAACATCATCTCTGGTGCTGTCGTTCCATCATCCAACGCTATTGGATTACACTTCTATCCCATATGGGAAGCTGCTACTCTAGATGAGTGGTTGTATAACGGTGGTCCTTATCAGTTGGTAATCTTCCACTTCCTAATTGGTATCTCTGCATACATGGGAAGACAGTGGGAACTATCATATCGTTTAGGTATGAGACCATGGATCTG